TTAAAATTTATAGATTTAGAATTTCTCTAAATTTTTTTTCTATGCTATTATATAAAAACAATGGGAGGAGGACTTATGCAACTCGTAGCTTATGGCGCTCAAGACATCTATCTTACTGGCAACCCGCAAATCACTTTCTTTAAGGTCGTCTATCGCAGACACACTAACTTCTCCATGGAGTCTATTGAGCAGACTTGGGCTGGCACCCTTGCTGCCACAGGTAACAGTAGAGCTGTTGCTACTATTTCCCGTAATGGTGATTTAGTTCATAAAATGTTTCTTGAAGCAACAGGACTAGATATGCAAACATCTAATATGGGGGCAACTTTAGTTGAATCGGTAGAAGTAGAAATTGGTGGTCAATCTATTGATAAACACTATGGTCAATGGATGGAAACATGGGCGGAATTAACCCAACCAAATCCAACTGGTACGGTCGGAACAGGTTCCTCAGGTGTAACAGTTGGAACTTTATATCAAAATACTACACTCATGGGGGGAGCAGGAAACGGCGGCACCCTCGCCAACAAAAAAGCATTTATCCCATTAATGTTTTGGTTTTGTGAAAATCCAGGATTAGCATTGCCATTAATTGCTCTTCAATATCATGAAGTTAAAGTTATTTTACAAACTGGTGTGGGAGGCACTGGCTCTGTGACGGGTGCTGATGTGAAATTATGGGCTGATTACATTTATCTAGATACTGATGAAAGACGTAGATTCGCTCAAGTCAGTCATGAATATTTAATTACTCAAGTTCAAAATCAAAGTTTTACAGCAGGTTCGGGCGCTAAAACTTTAACTCTTAATTTTAATCATCCTGTTAAAGAACTTGTATGGACTGGTACGTGGGACAAAGCTACCGGATTACATTCACCATTGAATCAGAATGACACATATCAGCTGAAACTTAATGGTCATGATCGTTTTGCTGCAAGAGATAGATCTTATTTTACTCTTTCACAAATATTACAATATCATACAGGATTTGGTGGATTGAGTTCCGGCAGTACACCGAAACATTCAATCGCTGTCTATTCATTCGCCCTCAGACCAGAAGAACACCAACCCAGTGGTACCTGCAATTTCTCAAGAATTGATAGTGCTCAACTAGTTACTACGTCCAGTTCTGGTTCAGAATCACCTGCTGAGATTTACGCCGTCAACTACAATGTCCTCCGTATCATGAGTGGTATGGGTGGATTAGCATATTCTAATTAATATTATTATTAATCTATAGTTATTTATAAATTTATTTTTTCTATACTAATGTAAACAAATGGGTGGAGGCTTAATGCAACTCGTAGCTTATGGCGCACAAGATGTATATCTTACAGGAAATCCTCAAATGACTTTTTTTAAAGTTGTTTATAAAAGACACACTAATTTTTCGATTGAGTCCATACAACAAGTATTAGAAGGAAATAATAATTTTGGTGGTGATGTTGTTTCTACTATTTCTAGAAATGGTGATTTACTTTACAAAATGTATTTAGAACACAATGCAAAATTTAAAGGTTGGGTGAATCACGAAGAATCCCAAGCTGTTAAAATAGGTGTAGTTTCTAATTATGGAAGTAATTTAATGAAAAAAATGGAATTAGAAATAGGTGGACAACTTATAGACCGTCAATATGGTCATTTTCATTCTGCTTATAGTGAATTAACACAATTTAATCCAACTGGTAATTGGGCGACTTTATATAACCGTATGAGTGGTAATGGTATAGGTCATTCTACAGAAGCAATTATTGGTTTAAAAGGTACTAATGCGTCTGCTACAATAGCCGGGTGGACAAATACAAATGCAGGTACGGCCAGTTCGGGTCAACCACCAGAAATGGAAGGTCGTTTTTTTATACCCTTTTATTTTTGGTTTTGTAAAGATCCTGGACTTGCTTTACCGTTAATATCTCTTCAATATCACGAAGTTAAAGTCAAAATATCTTATGAAAATATAATTAATTTAATGGGTGAAGATGATGGAGGAATATGGGACACTGGTAGTACCACGAAGCCTGGGATATCAGGTAATAATAATGGATCTACATTTGATTTATGGTGTGATTATATTTATTTAGATACTGATGAACGAAGACGTTTTGCCCAAGTGTCACACGAATATCTTATAGAACAAGTACAACATATATTAATAGATGAAGAAGAAGCATTTACAGCAAAGATATCTTTAAATCATCCAATCAAAGAATTAATATGGAAAAATGAGCATCATCCATTTTTTACTCCAAGTGATCCTGATGATATACACGGTGGTCATAACCAGACAGACCACACTAAATATCTGTGCGCACCTTTTGTCATAAATGGAGACTATCAACTTAAATTAAATGGTCATGATCGTTTTTCTAAACGTGATTATAAATATTTCACTAGAACACAAGTATGGCAACATCATACTGGTTATGGTGGCTATATAGGACAAACACAAGATGAAAACGGGCATGGATTAGGGATAGAAGCAAGAGATACTATCGCAGTATATTCATTTGCTCTTAAACCGGAAGAACATCAACCTAGTGGGACATGTAATTTCTCAAGAATTGATAGTGTTGAATTTATAAGAAGTGGAACAAATTTAAATAAATTACATGGGGGTCTTAATATTTATGCTATTAATTATAATGTCCTCCGTATCATGAGTGGCATGGGTGGTCTCGCATACTCGAACTAAAGTTCTAATATTCTCGCATACAGTAAATAATTATAAATAATTATAATTAAATCTATCTATTAATATTTTCTTTTAATAAATTAAAAAATGAATGTTATAAAATAATATTAAATTATTTTAAAGCAATTAATTGTGATCTAAATGGTTCTCTTAAACCAATTCTTTCAACAATTTTAACTACTTGTAAAAATCTATCTTCTACAGATGAATCAGTATCATCTCTAATAGTTACTAATTTATTTCTGTATTCAGGTTTAAATCTCCAATCTTTAAGAACATCAATTAATTCTCTTAATTTATCTGTATCGGAATCAGATGATGTTTTTAAAGCAGATAATCTAGAATTCCATGGATCTCTAAAACCTAATCTCTGAACTACACCATTTAATATATTAAATTTATCTGTAAAAGATACTTCAGATACAGGTTCCTCAACTGGATCAGATGTAAGAATTTCTTTAACATTTGATACTACTTCTTGTACTGATGGGACTGGATCTTCGGGACCTTCGGTCTCTTCTGGTTCTTCAGGTTCTTCTACTTCTTCTACTTCTACTGGTTCTTCAGATTCTTCTGGACCTTCGGTCTCTTCTGGTTCTTCTGGACCTTCGGTCTCTTCTGTTTCTTCTGGTTCTTCTTCTTCTGGACCTTCGGTCTCTTCAGGTTCTTCTTCTACAGGATCAGGAGCATCAGTTATTTCAGCTTGAACAGAAGGTTCTTCATCAGTATTTAAATCAGTTAAATCAAGAGTATTAGTTTCAGCCATTTATATTATAGTTAATATTTTATTTTTAATATTTAACTAAATTATTTAATAACATACATACAGTTATTGGACCCACACCACCAGGAACTGGAGTAATATATTTAACTTTATCTATGACATCATCATAGTCAACATCTCCACATAATTTATTATTTTCATCACGATTTATACCAATATCTATAATAATCACATTTTCTTTAATCCAATCTTTTTTTATCATTTTTGGTTGACCGCATGCTGTTATTAAAATATCAGCAGCTATAGTTTTTTCCTTAATATTTTCTGTAAATTCATTACATAAAGTTATAGATCCTACTTTTTTATTCAATAACATTATAGATAATGGTAAATTTACCATTCCTGTTCCAACAAACACAATATTTTTCTTTTCAACATCAATTCTATTGTGATTAAATAATTCTATAATTCCTAAAGGTGTGCATGGATAATATAATGGTTCTTTATTCATCATAATTAATCCTAAATTATTAGGATGTAATCCATCTATATCTTTATTTATAGATATTTGTGATAAAATATTTTGATCATTTAAATGTTTTGGTAAAGGTAACTGAATCATAATTCCTGTCACTGATTCATCACAATTTAATTCAGATACTTTATCTGTAATAGTTTGTTCATTTACATTTTCATCATATGGATATATGATACAATCTATTTCTAATTCTAAACACTTTTTCTTTTTAATATTAACATATGTTAGTGAATCTTGTCTATTACCAACTAATATTATAGTCAATTTGATGGATTTATTTAAAATATTTATATTTTTATAGATATTTTCTGTAACTGGTTTTCCATACAGATTTTTATCCATAATATTTATTATAATTTAAAATTATTTTAAGTAATTATTGAATATTTTATAGATTTTTTATTTAATTTCTCCAAAATTATTTTCTATGGTATTATATAAAACAATATGGGAGGAGGATTAATGCAACTCGTAGCTTATGGCGCTCAGGATATCTATCTTACTGGCAACCCGCAAATTACTTTCTTTAAGGTCGTTTATAGAAGACACACTAACTTTTCTATGGAGTCCATCCAGCAAACCTGGAACGGTACCTCCAATCAAAATGGTCGTTGCACGGCAACCATTTCTCGCAATGGTGATTTAGTTCACAAATTATATTTACAGATTGATACTTCACCGGGCGCCGCCGCCGTCGTGAATGCCAGTTTTAAGGGTTCCAATCCTGGATGTTCTTGGATTAGTAATGTTTCTGTTGAAATTGGTGGTCAAACTATTGACAAACAATATGGTTCTTGGTTAGAAACCTGGGCGGAATTAACTGAGGTTAATCCTACTGGTGTAATTGCTGGTGCTAATAATGCCTCGGGCTCAGCGGCCAACTTCGATACTGTGACGAACTTTCAAAACACTCTTTTCCAAAGAATGTCTGGTATGGGTGGAGTGTATCTCAATAATGCCGCCGCCGGCGGTCTGGTCGCCCCCCTGGATAAATTAAATTCGGGAAGATATTTATATGTCCCATTACAGTTCTGGTTCTGCAGAAACCCTGGTCTTTCTCTTCCTTTAATCGCTCTCCAATATCACGAGGTAAAGATTATTCTTGAACATAAATTTAGTAA